TGAATTTGGTCAATATGACCCTCAGTTTGCCGCTCAACAAGCACAACAGCCCGATGAAGGCAGTTTTATGAACGGTTTGCAAAACAAATGGAATGGGCTATTTGGAGGTGCGAGTGGCTAGTTTATATGATGAAAAAGTGCTTGGTGCTAAAGATAGAATTGCTTTAGCTCGTAAGCTACAAGAACAAAGTGCTAATCAACAAGCAGGTCAAATGGTTAGTGGATGGTACGTCCCTAATACTGGTGGCGCAGTGCTTGGCGCGCTTAATAATGTTCTTGGCGCGTATCAAGAAAGCGGCGCTAGAGAAGATTTAGATAAAGCAGAGCGTGAAAAAACGGCTGCTACTATGCGAATGTTTAACTCAGCAGGTATTCGTGTGCCTGAAGAAATGGCATTGCAAGCTGGAACACCTGAGCAAAAACCTTCTTGGTGGGATAAAACGTCGGCATTTGTTACAGGTGGAGAACAACCTCAAACCGTACCTGCCAAACCTTTAGAGCAAAATGTTGCTCAAAATGTGTCGCCTGACCAATTTGAACAACTTGCGCCTGCAATGGCGTTAACGTCGCCGGAGCTTGCACCTACAATAACATCTATTGCTAATAACAGATACACTAGGTCTACTCAAAAAGAGCTTGCGGACGCGCTTAGAACGGATAAACGCGAACAATTTGATATATCTGAAGAAGGTAGAAACGAAAGAGCAAAAGAATCTAACGCGCTTCGTGAATCCCTTGCTATCGAAGGTAACGAAACTCGAAAAGCGCTTGCAACTATGGCCGCCGCAGCGAGACAAAATCAAGGGGGTGGTACGCCTTCATATTCTTCTGTGTCGCTACCAGACGGTACTGTTGGCGTCATTGACCATCGTACAGGAAATATTAAACCCTATAGCCCCGCAGGGGGCGCGTTATCAACGTCGCCGGCGGCAACAAGAGAGGAAAAAATAGCGGCTTTAGCGGACAACGCTGCACAAGGCAGTATGTCTATGGCAAATATCCCTAAAGACTTGCGCGGCGACGTAGCCAAATATCTAAAAGATAAAGGTGTTTCCCCCGGTGATATAGTTTCAGGCGTTGCGGGAGCAAAAGTTGTACAAGCTACAGAAAAAGATTTTAGCCCTCTAGGATTGTCTGGCAGACAAATCGTAGCGGCGGCAACTGCTAATAATCATCTTAGCGCGATAGAAAAGGCGCATCAAGCAATGCAGAATGGCGATTCTAAGCAATTTAATGCGGCAATGAACGCTATAGGCGCTAACACAGGTAATCCTGCGCCAACTACATTTGACGCTGCGCGTAGGCTTGTCGCGCCGGAAATTGCCAAAGTTATTTTTGGCGCGGGGGCTGGCGGCGTTAAAGAACGTGAAGGCTTTGCGGAAAGTTTTAATCGAGATATGTCACCTGAGCAGTTTACAGGTACTATAAATCAAACCAAAGAGTTGTTTAAAGGTCGTTTAGAGCCTCTGGCCAACGCATACACTTATGGAGCTAAAAAACCGTTTGATTGGAAAGGTAGAGGAATTGAAATGTTCCAACCTGAAAACACGCAACAACCCGTACAACAACCCGTACAACAACCCGTACAACAAGCGCCCGTGGGCATACCTCCACAAACCGACATTATGGCTGAAATGCGCAGACGAGGGCTTGTAAAATGACCGATTTAAGCAAATTATCTGATAACGATTTAATGGCGTTGTCTAATAACGATTTAACTAAAGTAAGCGACGAAGGGCTATTGCATTTAAGTGACGCGCAAACGCCGGAAGCGCCTAAAGAAGCGCCGTTAATGCTTAAACGGTTCATGGAGCATCCTATAGACACATATGCTCAAGAGGCACAAAATTTAGCTGGAGGCGTTGCAGGAGGGGTAGCAAATACGGCTATTAACGCGGCTAACTTAGTTCAAGCAGTGCCGTCTGACAAAGCAACGGAGTACAAAGCGGCAGTTCAGCAAAAGTTGGCGGATTTAGGTGTTAAGCCTGAAAGCGGCGCGTATGGCGCAGGGCAAGTAGGCGGCGAAATAGCTGCAACATATCCTATTGGCGGTGCATTAGGTGGCGTTGCAAAGTTAGCTAAAGCACCTGAGCGCATTGTTCAAGCGTTAAAATCAGGTGGGCTAAGCACCGGCGGCGAAAAAGGATTTACTAAGAATTTGATTGCTAAAACAGTTGCAGGCGCTGACGTGGGGGCACTTACAGGGCAATTAATAGCACCTGAAGACAATGGAGGGCGTACTGGCGGTATTGTAGGTGGCGGCGTAAGCGCAGCGACATCTATTATCAACCCCGCCGCTAAATTAGGCTATAGAATTGTTGAGCCTGTGTTTGAACGCGGGCGTGAAGCCATGGCAAGTAGAAAAATGCGTGATATTGCAGGTGACGCGGAAAATATACCCGGCATGGTTGAGCAATTACGAAGCGGAGGGCTTACCCCCGAACAATTAGCGGTAAAAATGGATTCTCCTGAATTGGCGGGGTCTATTAAAACGTCTGAAGAACAATTCCCTAAAGAGAGGGGCGTTAAACGTGCTGCTGAAGCTGAAGCGTTGGCGTCAAAAGTAAATCAAGCGCAAAGCTCGCTTAACGCTATTCATCAAGGTGAAATGCCTGTTAGTGGAGTTAGCGTTAACGCGCCATATCAGAACGTGCGTGACGCGGTAATCGCACAAAAAGGCGCTCTGGAATACACTAAAGCCGCGCGTACAGCAGAGCTATTGCGTCAAGCAGAAACAGCGCAAGCAGGGCTTGAAGAAGCTAAGCAAGGCATAGTTAATGCGGTGGCGCAACCTTTGCAACGCGATGTTGGATTAACGCTTGCGGAAAAGAAAGCAGAGCTAGAAAAAGCGGCTCGCGTAGAACCAAGCAAACAATACACTGCCGCCTATGGGCAGGCGCCAGAAAAGTTTAGCTTTCAACCTTTACTTGATGCGGCGGGGGACATTAAAAATAACCTTTCTACGGAAATTGACCGTCATGTTGCACCTAAAGTACATGAAATTTTAAAAGCGCTTAAAAGTAAAGAAGATGCCGCGCCTCAAATTTTAGGTGCTAACGGCAAACCACTCAACCCTAAAACAGGCGATTTACCTTTTGAAGGAACGCTACAAGAAGCTCATGCTTTACGGTCTGCAATTTTAAAAGACCGTAGGGAGATAGAAAGGTCAACTAATGGGCAAGTTAATCTAACAAAAAGTAATTTAGAAAAATTAGAAGCGGGGATTAATCAGACCATAGCGCAAGGCGCACCTGAAAGCGCGGGAGAAACTTTTACTGGCGCGAATAAGTTATTTAGAGAATCCGTTGCCGCCCCGTATATGGAAGGTATGGCTAAGAAACTTACCGTAGAAAATACGCTTTCTCGCCCTAGTTTAAACCCGTCGGAAGTAACCGAAAAAGCGCTTCACCCTGACCATTCAGTAGATTTTGTTAACGCTTTTGGCAGTGACCCTGAAGCTATGCAAACTATTGAAGCGGGAATAGAAGGTAAATTTAGAAGCGCGTTAAAAAAAGGTGGCCAAGCAGGCGCGGACTTTATAGAAAAGCACAGCGAAGCGTTAGACACTTTGGATGCTGCGCCTGCTAGCGCGGGTATTAAAGACCGGCTAAGCGGATTTGTTCGTGATTTTGGTAGCGCAGAAGCTAAACAAGCAGCGCTTGGTGAGCAGATTAAAGCAATTCCTAAAGTTGTAGATGAGTCGGTTGCAAATCAACAGCGTATTATTGGCAAATCAGCCAAAGATTTAAGTGGTGCAACTGATGCGGAAAATTTAGCTAAAGTAGCGGTTAACGCTGACGCTCGCGTAATGGGGCGCATACTGCACAAATTAACACCTGAAGCTAAGCCTGAGTTGGCGCGTCAAGTCATTAACAACGCGTTTGAGCCTATCACAGCAGGCGTTGAAAATGCAGGCGCTAAAACGGCTAAAGCGTTAGAAAACTCGCGTATCGCGGTAGCACTAAAAGCGACTTACGGTAAAGAAGAAGGCGCAGCTAAATTGGCTGACTTTAAAGAAACCGCTAATATTCAGTCATTAATAGAAAGTGTTAAGAAAGAAGCGCCCGCGCATCCTTATGATACTGCACAAGCGTTAGATAATTTAACCGAGGGTAAACCACAGGTAAAACGTGCAGTAGAAGATATATTGGCTACGCTTAGCGACCAGCGGAAATTTGCTGAATTGGCGTCTAGCGGACGTAAAGCAAAAGAAGGAACAATTAAAATGGCGACTGAAGCTACGCCGACGTTACCTTTTTCGTTAACTGAAGGCTTTTCGTTAGTTAAATGGATTCACACTTCTTTATTAAAATCAGCAGATGCTAAACTTGCAGATAAAATTTCTAAAGAATTGATGTCGTCAGAAGCGTTTGCTACTGCGCTAGAACGCGCTCAAAAAGCTGAGGAATACGCAATTCCCTCTGCTGCTATAGAATATGGTAGAATTCTGCCACGCACTGCTGCTGGCGCAGTCACTTCAATAACAGGAGAAAAATAATGGCTTTTAATGGTTCTGGAACATATAACCTGCCTGCTGGCAACCCCGTTGTTACCGGCACAACGATTTCATCATCAACAACTAACACAACCAACAGTGACATTGCAACGGCGTTGACAAACTGTATCACTCGTGATGGTCAGTCTACGCCGTCAGCTAACTTGCCAATGAACGCTAAGAAACTCACAGGTCTTGCCGCTGGCACGTCTGCGGGGGACAGTGTACGCTATGAACAGGTGGTGCTTTCTGCTTCATTAGGTACAAACGTAGCAACGTTTCTTGCAACGCCCTCAAGTGCAAATTTAGCTGCTGCGTTAACGGATGAAACTGGAAGTGGTGCTGCAGTTTTTGCAACTTCACCTACACTTGTCACACCTGTGCTTGGCACACCTTCTAGCGGTACGCTGTCATCTTGTACCGTTGATGGAACTGATGCAGTTGGCTTTAGAAATATCCCTATAAACAGCCAAAGCACCGCTTACACAGCGGTACTAGCAGATTCTGGTAAGTGTATTTTTCATCCTTCAACTGACGCTAATGCACGGACATTTACTATTCCCGCTAATAGCTCAGTAGCGTACCCAATTGGCACAGCAATTTCGTTTGTTAACATGACTTCTCAAGTGGTCAGTATTGCTATTACAACAGATACGATGTACTTAGCTGGTACAGGCACAACAGGTACGCGCTCACTTGCTCAGTACGGTACAGCAACAGCACTTAAAATGACATCGACAACTTGGATTATTTCCGGTGCGGGGGTAACCTAATATGAGTGGAATTCAACAAAACTTTGCTTACGGACGTTCTTTTGGCCCTCCTCCGCCAACTTGCGCTACATATACTGTCGCCGGTACTTATTCTTGGGTTGCCCCTTCTGGGGTCACCTCTGTTGCGGTAGTAGCAATTGGGGCTGGCGGGGCTGGTGCAAATACAGGGGGGCCGCCGTATAATACTGGCGGCGGTGGCGGTGGCGGCGAATTAAGGTATGTAAATAGCATCGCTGTTACACCCGGTGCTAGTTACACGGTTGTTGTCGGGGCCGCAACTCAGAACTCGTCCTGTAACGCTAACGGCAGTGCCGGGGGCGCGTCTAGTTTTAACGCCACTACCGTTGTTGCAAACGGGGGGCAAGGAGGCGCTACATATGCCAACGGCGGTGCTGGCGGCGCTGGCGGTTCTGGCGGAACCGGGACAGGTGGTAATGGCGGTACTGGCGGAAATAACACTCGAGCTGGATACGGCGCTGGGGGTGGCGGCGCCGGAGGCTATTCTGGTGCTGGCGGCGCTGGCGGAACTAACGCTAGTGGTTCAAGCGGTTCGGGAGGGGGAGCAGGTGGTGGTGGCGGCCCTGCTTGTGCAACTGGCTATGCTGGCGTAAACGGTGCGCCGGGGGGTGGTGTTGGTGTCTTTGGCGAAGGCTCTAGTGGCGCTGGCGGCGCTGCGGGGTCGCCCAACACATGCAATGCTCAAGGTGGCTTTGGAGGCTCTGGTGGCGGTAATGCTAGTACCAGTATAGCCGGACTTGCTGGCGGTGGCGGGCAAGGTGGTTCCTCTTATAGTAATCCTGCTAGAGGTAGAGTCCGTATTGTCTGGGCAGGTGGCTCTCGTGGCACACCATCATTCCCATCAACGTGTGTAGGTGCGTAATGAAACTTTACATTGAAACTGAAAACGGCATAACTAAGAATCATCCGGCATTTGAAGAAAACTTACTTCAAGCATTTGGAGTAATCCCCTTGCATTGGGAAAATTTCCTTCGTGTTAATCGACCAATACTGGCAGCTTATCAAACACTTGAAAAACAAGAGCCAGAATATCAATTAATTGATGGTGTGTGGACAGACGTATGGGTATTGCGTGACATGACTGCTGATGAAGTAGATGTTAAACAACAAGAAATAAAAGATGCGTGGGCGTTATTACCAAATCGCGAAAACTTTACCGCATGGATATTTGACGAAGCAACATGTTCGTACATTCCGCCTGTACCTAGACCAAATGATGGTAAACTATATCGGTGGGACGGAACGGTGAATAACTGGGTTGAAGTAACTTCTCCTGCGATAATCTAACATTATTGGAGAGCTTTCGTGACCGAAACACCAAACACCCAATTGGAAGTAGCGTACCACTTCCCATGTCCAATCTATATTATTGAGCGTCCAGATTTCCTTGATGCTGTCAAATCTGTGTCGGATGAACAATTAGAAGTTGCACGCAAAGAACGTGACTTAAATGAGATTTACCCTGTAGTAATGACCGGTAATTATTACGCTGATGCACGCGTTACTGACTTTGCTAATTTTGTTGGCGCGACGGCTTGGAATATTCTGCAAGAGCAAGGGTATGCAATGGAAGATAAAGTGGTGCAGTTTACTGAAATGTGGACGCAAGAGCATCACAAGCACTCGTCAATGGAACAACACGTTCACGGCTTTGGTGTACAGATAGTCGGCTTTTACTTTTTAGAAGTGCCTGAAGATAGCTCGCGCGTTGTGTTTCATGACCCAAGAGCAGGTAAAGTACAAAATGATTTACCAGAACAAGAAATGTCTAATGCAACTCCTGCAAGCAGAATGGTTAACTTTGAAGCGAAAGAAGGCCGGTTAATATTTTCTAACTCTTGGCTACCTCATTCATTTACTCGCCATGCGTCAGATAAACCAGTTAAGTTTGTTCATTTTAATTTGACTGTCGCGCAAGCGCATCCTACTTGCACAATGCCTGCGGCAGAAGTTATATGAAATACAGAATACGATTTAACAAAACTCGTGGGCAAGAAGGACGAGGTTCAATTGACCATGTATGGCGGGTATTTGAAGGTGATAAAGAGTATTTGTTTAAAAACTTAGATATTCGCGTACCAGTTAAAAGTGAAAAAGAAGCTGAAACAGAAGATTGGAATATTACCTGCGAAGGCATACTATCCATAGACAGAGAAACATCAACTGCAATTATTGGAGATGACAAATGCCTGACGAAGCCTGCCGTTTAGCTAAAGTAGAACAGCGCATTGATGCACTAGAAGAAGTGTTTGAAGACAGAGGAAGAAAGCTAGACGCTATCATAGCCGCGCTTGAAGAAATGAAAGCAGAGCAGTCGCGCTATAAAGGTTTTATTGGCGGTATCGTTTTTACCGTTGGCGCGTTGTTTTCGTTTCTCACATGGTGGTCGGGTAAGTAATGGAATTCCTACAGTTTGCTTCGGACGTAGGATTTCCTATCGCGGCGGCGACTGGCGGAATGTATTTTGTCTACCTGACGCAGAAATTCTTGCTCGATAGTGTGCTTGAGAAGATTAAAAGCCTAATAGGCATCATCAAGCAACTTGATAAGCGCGTTACCGCTATGTCATGTGACATCACCAAAATTGATGATTTGGCGTCAACGGCGCTTAACATACCGCAAGAAAAAGACAGACCAAGACCACCTCCTGTTGAGAGGAAAGATTAATGGACGCCGATGCAATCGCTAAATATATTAACCAGTATGGATTCCCAATTATTGCCGCTGGCGGCATGGGTTATATTGTCTACTTTGTATGGCTTTGGGCAACCACCGTCGTAAAGCCTATCCTGCAAGAAGCCACAGACGCGCTAATTGAGCTAATCGACCAAGTGCGGGTGCTGGATAATGACATGATAAGACTGACGCAAAAACTGACCACTATTCTATTGCTACGGGAAAAGAAATGAAGATAGGTGAAAAAGGGTTAGCCCTAATTAAAGAATTTGAAGGTTGTAAGCTATTGTCATATAAATGCCCTGCGGGCGTGTGGACGATTGGCATAGGCTCAACTCGCTACGCTGATGGAACACCTGTGAAAGTCAATCAGGCGCTACCAACCGAAGCAGCGGCTTTGCATTTGCTTGCGCAAACGCTTGCTCCATACGAACACGCTGTAAACGCGGTTAAGGTCGAGCTAACGCAGAACGAGTTTGATGCGCTGGTATGCTTTTGCTATAAC